AGTCTAGGTGACTAGTCATGTACGGCATAAATTCTTCTTTAGGCAATAAATTCATGTCGTACTGTAATGGTTCTTTCAAAAATGGAGTGTCAAAGCGTACACGCTGCCATTTGTTTTGCTCTGTGCCGTTATACTTAACACGCCATTCTAGAATCTTTTCTAGTAAACTTTGAAAATTTGTCACTGTTAGTATGTTAAAGGTTATCATAAAAGTAATAGGCAACGTTGTTTTAGTTAGATAAGTGTCTAAATTACGTTCCCATACTGCTAGATCTAATCCGGTACGAATATACTCCGCGGGTTTACCCCAAGTATCTATACTAGTGAAAACTTTAAAATCTTTGATAGCACCTTTGACAATTAGATTGTTTACTTTTTCTACAAGACGATCTATAAGAATAGGTTTTACACCAAAGTTTGTGTTGATGTTGAGTTCTAGATTAGGCAACGGATTCTGTTCTAAGTCATCTAGCAATCGCCATGTCGATTGTTGCAACAACGGTTCGCCGCCTGTGATGCGCAGAATTGTTAATGTCTTGCGAACTTCAGGCCACCATCTCCACCATGCTTCTACGTAAGGATTAGTTTCTTCTTCATAGATTTGAAACCAATCGATATCGTTGCGATGATTTTTGACCATAGCATAAGGACCGTGGTCTTTGATTTCTTTATAATAACTGCTAGAATGTTTGGGATGACAATACCCGCATTTAAAATTGCATTCGTTGCCAAATGAAATTTCTATATATTGTGGATTGATATTTTGATCCCAAGCACCGTCTTTGATCTGTTGAAATCTTTCAGGTGTATATATTGTCGAATTACGTTCTTTACGATCACTAATATAATCTTCGCCCAATGCTTCGATATTCCAACAGTAATTACAGCCGCTGGGCTTTTCTCCATTTAACATGGCTAGACGTTCATGCTTTTTTTGATCAGTATTATGCAATGCTGACGGATCAATAGCAAGTTCGCCTAAGGGAATTTTATGCGGGGCAGGATGATAGCAACTGTGTGTTTCGCCTGTTTGTAGATAGATAGTCGTATGATGCCATTTGGCCATACAAAATGTAGTCGAGATTTCGTTCATTATAGGAATAAACTTTTGTATTCTTGCCTTATCGTCCACTTAGCTGTTCCTTGATCCGATCGAATTCAGATTGCAACCAATCAAAATCATTAATTAATTTTAATCCGGCGGGATTATCTCGATTGTTTTCACCGTAATATTTTCCATTCTGTGCTCCAAGATATGAGTGAAATCCATACGGCACAGATTCATTTAGTGTACACCATGCATCTAATCTCTGCTGAGTTTCTGTATCATTTTGTCTGTCAATTGTTCTACTTGCTAATTTACAGCATTCTCTAAAAGCACTTTTCCAGGTATTGAATGGATCTGTATTAAATTTTGTTACATTGCTAACTTCGTCGATGGCTTTAAACAAAGAACTAATACTTGTAGTCATATCAGGTTTTGTAAGATCCATGTTAACTGTTAATACCTTAGGTAACAATTTTACTCCGCCGTACCCGTATTGTAATCCGTTAACAGGATTTATACTTCTCCATACATGTACACACTCTTGACTCCATGCATCCGCCACATAATCAAAATTAAAAGTATCTACTATTTCGGCATCTCCGTCAACCACCCAGAACATTTTAGTAAAGGACTTTTTAGCAGCAGCGATGTGCGCTTGATGTATTCCTTTAACTCCGTGTACACGCTGAACTCGAGGAAATCTTGCTTTTAATTTGGCAAAGTTTTCATCTGCATTAGGTTCCTGATAGCTGATAAAAATTATATCGTACATTGTTGATAGTAGGTTGCATTTAATCTAATAGTTTCATCGTACAGATCTAGTGTATACTTGCTCTGCTGAGGAGTTAAAAAAGGCCAATCTAATCCCAGGCTGTATTTTATTTTATCTCCTAGTTCACGAATCGCCGAATCAATGTCTCCGATGACTGCTACTTTTTGAGAATATAAATCTCGCAATATTTCAAAGTCTCGAACTTGTACATAATCCCAGTCTGTGCAATTAGCCATCCATGTTCCCATACGAGCTCCAAGAACAGCATACTTACCGTTTTCTTCATGAGCCCCTACAGTTGACCACATACGCAATCTATGAATATTGTGCCACCAGATACGTTCTTGAATTTCTTGAGGAGGAACACGAACTCCGTCGAGTAAGGTCATTTTCACACCTTCTCGAAATCCTGCTCTCCAAGATTGAAAGGGTGATCCAGTAATAATGCTTTCGCTGTATACTCGAGGAAAATTACGATATCCATCTTCCCAACAAAAATCCACTTGGCCGCGATCACTATCTGAGTTTTCATGTGTTCGCATATTGAGAACAAAATCTCGTTTCCAAATTTTTAATCCACCGTTACCGTAGCGTAGACCGTTGATACTGTTACGTCCACACCAACCGTAGACCTGTATCTTAGGATCTGTCATATCTAGATCTAGATCAAAAAATTTAGGATCTACAATATTGTCAGCATCTACAGTAATAAACCAATCAGTTTCCGAAAGTTCTGCAGCAGCTTTATGCGCATGATCTGAGCCTTTTACTCCATGTATCCGTTTGGCCCAGGGGGCTTTATTACACAAATCTGCGTAGTGCAAATCTGCATTAGGTTCGTCGTAGCTTAGAAATATAATATCAAATTCAACAGTTTTCATCGGTACACTATTACATAATTTTTAAACAATCGTCTAGTATAAACACTAAACTTTTTATAATTAATATTTTTAAATATTTTTGATTCGCCTATTAGGTCCTTTATCTTAACGGAAATTGTTTCAAAAAGCACATTAGGATCATTGTAATCAGTAACAAAAAAATTCATTTCTGTATCACCGTCCCAAACGATTCGACGTTCTTTAACAGGAACTACAGGAACCTTGGTTCCTCCAAATTCTGTCGACAATTCAATCTTTAAACTTTTATTTTTTAAATTATAAGTCAGATATATATCTGAGTTCTTTTGATCAGTATATTCTATTGAAATAATTCTGTGTAAAACATTGTCTATTTTAAAAACAGATTTAATTTCAGCAACTTCTAATTTATTCGAATTAATATCAATAACACAAGAATCGATCTTAATCTCAGCTGAAATAATAGACTCAGCAGTTTCATTGTCAATGGGCACTTTATATTTTTCATCGACAAAAGCATGCGAAGGTCCAACACTTAATACAGCACCAGATTCGGGATTAAATACCGCTACATATTCAATTACAGGGGGCTTCCAATTAAGATACCATTGATCAAAGTCTAAGATTTTTTCCATGCTATATCCTCGAGTATGCTGATCATTTCTGTGTTGATTTTATCTTTTTCAACATAATGCACAATGTCTAGCTGTTGATAATTTCCTAATTTAAGCTCGGCCTTTTTATTAAGATAAAATCCAATATGATCAGACCATAGGTCTGCGGGCCACGGCCAATTTTGTATCATAGGTTTCATATGCACTACTCGAGGAAACTCTAACGGGTAGGCAATTTGATCTTGAATATCTAAAATTTTTGCTGCTAATGCAAATGCTTCATCAGTACCTAAAATTTTAGGTTTATGTTCTGCTAAAAATGCATTGGTAAACTCTACAGGATTTTTTATAATTTGACGGCCGAGTTCAAAAAAATCTCTAGCAACAGTGCTGTCTTTTTTAAAGAAGGTATAAAAACTATAAAGATTAGGTAAATTATTTTTTATAAATGCTTTTCGATAATAAGTGTCATTGACTAATTCACCTCGATATGTGTAACTTTTGTTTGCCACATACAGGTCGCAGTTTTCTAAAAAATAGTCAACCCAATGACTATAATCTCTCATAAACAACATGTCTACATCAAGACAGACCGTAGAATCAAAAGGAGATAATTCGTCCATCCAGGATCTACCGTCCCAGAAAGTTTCTTGATCCCACTCGATGACGTGATCAAAAACCCAAGAACTTTTTAGTTTATTAATCTTTTCTTTGTTATCAATAACCAATGCCACTTGATCGTATCCTGGCTTTTGAGTATTTTTAATACTAATGGCCAAAGCATAGGCTAAGTTTAAATAATCTACGGTGTCATTCTCTGATACTATTAGTAAATAGCCAAAACTCATATTAATTCCAATAGGGCATCTTTGTTTCTAATTATACTCTGTTTGTTCATAACATGTATGTCTATGCCAGAGATTGCAGCCGCACAAAAATTTGAATCTAATTTGGGACTTATTAATGTTGTTAATTTCTTATCAACTGAATATAGTATATCTCGATCAAGCAGAGTTAGTACCGGTGGCAAATCCTCTGTATTAGTTTGTTCAAACCCATTTAAAATATGCTTGGCTACGCTAAACGCAATGTCATTTCTAAACTGTTTGCTGTCAAATCGATATGTGTCAGCATAGTATTGATAATTATTTTTAATATGAGCTACTAGATCAAAAAATATTTTTGTTCTTGCATTCTTGGTAAACATAACTGTGGTAGCCCAGTATAACTTTATTCCTACATCAGAAATGTATCGATCATGATATCCTACTCTGTTATTATCATAGATGTCTTTGATCGATTCTCCAATCATTAGATCACTATCAACATTCCAATATTCAGAGAGTCTGTTTGAAAAAATTAAAAAATCGCTGTCAATAAGCAGAGTTCTATCGTAAGGAGTTAATTCCCAGGCCGAGGATCTATTAAAATTTAAAAAAGGCACTACAGTGTTATCAACCCCATCGTATAATTTTCTACTGTTGTTTGTCTGAGGTTCATTATCAGTAATAATGTGTTCAAATAATTTATTAGCGATATCATATATTCCCGAGTCTTTCATCCAGTTAATCGTGGGCGAATCTGTGATCAAAGATACTGGGGATTTTAGATGTTTTTTAGCTAGGCCTCCAGAAATCACAGACATCAGGGCATAGTCAACTGATCGACTATTATGAGCGTAAATTAATATACCTTGAGTCATTGTTCTAGTAATTTTTCAACCGATCTACTTTTCTTTAGTGTCTGATAAGATTCAGAATATTCGTAGGTCGCTTCAAAATATCTAGAAAATATCTCATCTCTGAACATTTCTAAATCATCTATTAAAATAGGATTTTCATTTGAATCTAAAATTACCGCCCCGGAGGTGCGACCCTTATTGCACAAAATTTCTACAAAGGTAAGCAGTATTCGATCAATGTGAAAAAGCCCTCCATTATAACCATAGGTTAATTTGGCTTCAATTTTTTCTTTAAGGGTTCGACGTTGAACTGAAAATGTCTGCTGATAGTTAGCAAACTCTAGAGCTTTTTTTAATTGCTCGTGCATGTTTTCTCCTTGATTATCTGCGCATTTTATTTAGCGACTGATAAATTTAGAGAAAAATTATTATCCTAGGGGTCCAAAAGTAACTGTTGGCTGTGTTACTGTAAAGTTACCGAGACTGCCGGGAACCAACACTCCAGTAGCATACACTAGCGAAACTGCTATAGAAAAAGTTCCGTCTACTGAATCGTCAGGCGGAAAATCTGCGGGAGTAGCAGTTTGAACGCCTCCGCCAGCTCCGCCGGGTCCGATTGGAGTTCCTTGAGGGAACGCAACTGAGCCAGGAACAACACCCGGATCAACGTAATTGTCGACGAACAACACACGAAATTGACTGCTTGCTGCTGCGCCGCCAGAGTTATCTGTAGTATCAGTAACTCTAGCTTGTAAATTGTATGAGTTTGATCCGTAAGGACTCGATCCTGCAAGAGTATAGTACGTTTGAAAAGAATTAGTCAGTCTATACCAGTTTTGTCCATCCATAGGACTGGTTCCTGTACCGGGATTGTTGCCACCAAAACTCTGTGTACCAGCACTGCTTAAAATACTAGTCCATTGAGTATTCTGTGTCGTGCTGCTACCCCCAGATCTCGAACTGGTAATACGTATCTGACCACCACTGTTAAAGAAAAATCTAGCAGCATTAGCACTAGGCCATTGCACATCTATAGTGCATGATATACTAGAATTCCAAATATCACCGCCGGTGCCAGACCAAGTTCTAGATCTAGGGCTACTAGCCGGTATCGCTACTGCTGATTGGCCAGCTCCTAAATTAAATCTGTTTGTAACCAAAGTATTGGCCAATGCATCGTAGGTAGTAACTGGCGCATCTACCGCGCTAAATCTAATAGTATTTCCTTCAGCAACTGTAACTGTAGTGGGGGTTGATCCAGCCTGATGTACCCAAGCATTAATAATATCAAATCGCAAATTAGCATATTCATTGATAGTGACTCGATTTCCCAATGTTACGGCAGAGCTGTTAAGAGGTTGACCGTAGCCAGAGTTTCCTGAGCCTATGCCAAGCACGCCGACTACCTTATTTCTAATATTATTATATTCGGCTTGTGTGATTATATCGTTTACAGGCATATTTTTGTCTTATGTAGAAGTATATATTTAAACTGTTAACTGGCTGTAATAACCGAAAGTGAATATGCAGGACTGATTATGGAAAATGAACCTGAAGGAATAAGAGAACCTGCTGCTTTTAATTCTTCTACTGATATGGTCATTGTTCCGTCAACCTGATCGCTAGGAGCTGGGGCAGCACCTGTTGGAACATAAGCATCTGTCAATGTTACTCTTAGAGTTAAAATTGTAGCTGTACCTGTGGAATTGTTAGACACATTGGTTCTAGCTTCTAATCTATAATTATTAGCAGAATAGGGAGTAGATAAAGAACTTTGATAATATGTTTGGAAAGAATTAGTTAAGGTATAATAATTTACCAGAGGATCTGTATCTGCTCCAAAAGAACGAATTCCTACAGAGTTTAAAAAGTTAACCCAAGCATTGTGTTGTGAGTTTCCTGTACCGCCACTGATAAATGTGTTTAATCTAATTTTTCCGCCGCTATTAAAAAAATACCTACCTTGGTCTGCAGTACTGAAAGTTACAGTCAATGTAAACTGTGCCGAAGAACTCCATGCACTGGTATAGGTCGCTGACCCTCTCGATGTAACCACAGACTGACTAGCAGCCACTTGAAATCTATTGGCTATTGCTGTTTCTAATAGCGAATCGTAATTAGTATTAGGGTTTCCGGCTCCGTATTGAATTACATCACCTGAATTAACCGTTACAATATTTGGCAATTCCCCATTCTGATGATACAATATATTAACAATATCAGTTTTTAATAAATCCCATTGTGCTCGAGTAATTTGATTCCCGGTAAACACATCTGAAGAAAGTACTGTCTGATTATAACCTCTAGTGGCCGCTCCAGGACCTAATAAAGATTCGGCTTTATTCTGTATTGTAACAAACCCAGCGGCTGTTATATTTGATCCTGTGGTCATATTACAATACCAATGC